TATTTTTGCGGTTTATGTGGGTTGCGCCCCTTGCGTGGCTGTTGTGGTTGGAAAATTAAAAAGCATCGCCTGCCCTATATCCTGCTGCTTGGATACGAACTGATCCATTGCCGAGTTCTGTTGTTACAGCTTTAGTTGCTGTCATGAACTCGATTGCTTCGACGTAAATGTCGATTGAGTAACATCCAAAGATGCGCGATGTGATGAAGTCGATTGGGGCTTTCCAATCGGAAGAGTTGGCGCATTTTTTAAACGCAGCGCGAAGCGTTTCTGGTGAATGTTTCATAGTAGTTTTTTTTGGTTGTGTGGTTGGTTTCGTTTGATCTCTCGCTATAAAGAAGACCCCATCCCCCCCATGTCAACTTTATTTACGAAAAGAATAAAAATACTTTAAGCAGGTGTTTGGGCGTAAAAAAGGGACTGCCCGAACAGGACAGCCCCCTTGCTATTATGCGAAGGTAAGCATTTTATCCATCGCGCGTTCTTTTATCTTAGCTCTTACGCCCGCTACATTGTCCCAGTCTGCGCTTGTGCCACTTCTGCCTACTTCCCTACCAATCACGTTAGTAATCGCGTTGAAGAATGCGTAAGGGCTTTTCTGGTAGCGTGAGTCGATCCCGTCTTGTCCTTGCGTGTAGACCTCTAAGATCTGCTCGTGCTTGTTCGCGTTCCTGCTACCCTTCTGGACTAACTCTCCGTTGCTATCGGTTCGAACTGGCAGCGCGTGTTGAAGAACAGCCTTCTGCTTTTCATAGCTTAAGATAGGAGCGTTAGCTAAGATGTTTAGCTTGCGCTTCTCGGTAGTCATCTGGTGCTGGATCGCAGCCATGTCTAACATATTGCCCTTTACTGTATCGTTAACCTCTCGCGTGTGCTTTGTAACTAGCAGCGACTTGTTTCTCTTGCCCTGCTTTATTGCCATACCTCTAGTGTTCTTACAGACGACCCGAACCTGCGAGATGAGCTGCTTAACTCCTCCACCTTGGTAGTCGTTCGTAATCATCAGTCGGTTCATCGTCTCGCTGTCGTCTCCAGTAACCTTAAAGGTGTCAAAGATGACAGAGATGAACTGAATGGCTCCGTTGTCCAGTGTGCCGACACTCTCGATCTCTACGTCTGCACTCTCGTCGCTAAACGCTTCGCAGATTTGCCCGTAGGCTAGCTTCGAGATCTCCCGCATATTAAGGAGCGTATAACGCCCCCCGACCGCTGGGTTGAGGATCGTGTTAGTATCTCGCCGTACAATGCTCTTGCTGTCTGTAGAGGCTAGCACTCCTCCTCCCAGATTCGCTACGTTCGGGACGATCTCGATCTGCTTCTCGTAGTCGAATACCTCCAGAGCTTCATCTAGATACACAGCGCGGTTAAGTTGCTCGTACTGCTCCAGTTTATGCCAAGTGCTACCTTTAACATATCCTCTGTCGTGTTCGTATATTCCGTGGCTCATTTTATTTATCTCCTGTTAGTTTTTGGTTTTCGACCACTTCCATAGCGGTCGCGATAGCTTGTGCAAGGTTGTCATCTGTCTTGCCCATGTGGACTAGCTCTTGGAAGACTTCCTCCTTCGAAGTAACGTGCCTGCGAGCTTTCGCTCCAGTTAGTTCTCGGATCGCCTCATCCCATCCGTTCGCGTCATTGTCGAACCAGTTCATGTGGCGAGGTCGGATCCCGTTGTAATCCTTGTAGAGGTCGTAGTACGTCTGGAACTTATCCCAAGCGCGGTACTCGTCCTCTGATTTTAAGTTCCAGTTGTTCATGTCATCGACAACCTCTTGGATGGCTTCGACCGAGATGAATGATTCATGGAAGCTCGCTACTATTTTGATCGCGATTGCTTCGAGTGGGTTTTCGTTGTTCATGTTGGTATGTGGGTTGCGCCCCTTGCGGGGCTAGTTAGTTGTGCTTGCTTGTGAAGGGTTATTAAAAAGGTAGAAGCGTTTTAGCTAGCTCCCCTCGGATAATATCATGATTGCTGACTTCTTGCTCCTTGGTGGCTTTCATACTCTTAGATAGGAATTTCTAGGTTCCACCGCTTGGCAAATCGTATCGCGCCTTTGCGGTCTGTGTCTCTTTTGGTGGTTCTGTAGTCAAACGTTCTGCTTGATGATTTAAATCCCACATCCCACGAAATAATGAACCAGTCCGAATACCCCTCCACTTTTTTGATGCTATGGTTTTTACTGCTCCGACTATTTTTCATACCAGCTCCTTTTTCATTTTATTGATTAAGCGAACCATTCCAATTTTGGTTTTGGCGTAGCCACCTAAGCGACCGATGTTTTCGTGATAGACAAGAATACCATCTGCGCGGTCGCCGTCGCCGTCTGTTTTGATGCCATTGCCGAACGACTGGGGTAATACCCTTTCAGCAAATGACCGCTCAATAGTGGTTCCCGATATGATTTTTTCTCTAAGTTGAATGTTCATGGTGTGTCGTGGTGTGTGGGTTAATGTGAGGAATCGTTCTTGATTCTGACCTTATAAAAACAAACAAGGTTACCTATTGCAACATTTAATTTGCGCTTTCGGTAATTTTTTTTAGCCCTTGTGGGTAGGCGCAAAAAAGCCCGCTTGTGGGAGTTTTGCTACAGGATGCGGGCGACCTTGCAGGGAAAGGTGAATGAGACCTCTGGTTTACTCCTTAACCTAAATAACTCTAGTTATAAGTACGTTACCTTAACTACGCAGGAACGTATAGACCTATTTGTGTAGTAACTATGAGACGCTATGTGGTAAGTGTGAAATTTTAGCTTAACTATATTCATGTCGGTTATCTTCGAGCATTTAGTTAGCTTAACTTAATAGCCTCAATTCTCAAGCTGGATATAGTCCCAGTTTTTCCGTTAGTGCGCTCACTCACCCGAACCTTCACTGTAAATGACCCAGATGATGCGTCAACAAATGTAATCCCCGATAAAGCTTGATCACTGTTTGCAGTGTCTACTGTACTTCCACGTATCCTCGTAGCTCCGTTCACTTCAAGATAACCGTACCAGTCGTAACCGCCGTTAGAAGTATCCACCCAACCATTAACAGATACTGCCCATATTCCAGAACCAGTAATTGTAAGTACGCCAGAGGACTCGTTTACGTTGCTACCAGTTATGGTATATCCAGTAACATCAAAAGGATTGGCACTTGACTGATAAGACTTAGTCGCCACTATTAGGTTACTAACTACCTCTATATTATTTACCGCTGATGATATTTCAGTGTCAGCGTAAGTTTTAACTGCTGCCTGTGTTGGCACTAGTATATTGCTAGGAGTTTGACCACCAAGATCTGTAGCTGTAGACCCGAAGCTAATGTGTCCGTAATCTATAGCACCAGTGACAATGTGTTCACTATCTACAGCGTCGTCATCGATCTTGTCGCCATTTACTGCATCGCCCGCTAACTGGGCTGTATCAATTTGATTGATTAGCTTTGCGCTGTCCACTTTGCCCTGCGCGTTTAATCCGCAGATGCCACTATTAGCGTTAAAGCTGTTAATCATTTGATTGACCCGCTGCGTCAACGTGAGCAGGTCTGCGCGGGCGTTCTTAGGCTGGTCGGTAGCCGAATCTAAGTTGCTCGTGTTTACGTTATTGGTTACTCCACTTGGAAATGCTGTCATTTTAGAATCCTTTCACTGTTATATCTATGGTTGCGTCTGCTAAACTTTGTGCATCGTCGTACAACTTTACTGTTGGTGCTAGCTTGCCGTCAACGGTGCTTGTTTTGTCTATAATCTCGTAAGACCTAGCTCCCCCGCCACCGATGAAAACTACTTGGATGGAGAGGATCTGTGTAAACTCCTTCTGTAATGGTAGCTTAATGTGACCCGCAGCGATCCTGTAGTTAGAGTCTAACGTAGACGTGTCTAGGTTAAACAGGGACTCTTCGACTTGTTTCCCATCTAACAAGATGCTTAAAGATTTAAGTGTGCAGTTGACTCCAGTAAGTGTGGTCTTCGTCTTTATTGCTTTCGCTTCAATGCTGCCCGCAGGCGTAAAGAAGCTGCCGTAGTCAGAGTCTTGGAAACCGCTATCACCAGACACAGATGGAGGTACTATAGCTATCTGGTGGTTAATAGATCCAACGTGGGTAGACTGGATAACAGGTCTAAACAAAAGAGTTGTCCCGAACTCGAACCCATTCGTCTGGTAGATAAGCGTCTCGCTAGCGAAGCCCCACTCGTTCCAGTCCTCCCATCTGGTAGTTCCTAAGTCTCTCCACTCTGCGTCATTACCCGCGACAGAGTCTAAGTCACCAGACGAAGGATTTACCACACCCCCGTCTAGTGCTGGGTAGTATGTAGAGATAGCATCGGAGTACGTTAGCCTTACATCGTCGAAGCCGTACTTCGTATCATAAGAGGAGAAAATTAACGCGATAGCATCCCCCTCGGTGTAAGTGAACTCAAAGGCGTAGTCCTCGTCTTGGGTGGTGTCTGCTATAACGTGCTGGTCAATCTCTGTTATAGATGTCGTTCCAGATCCTTGCAGTGGCTGGTATGTCGGGAAGCCCCCGTTCGTAACGTTTAAGATCAAGTCGTTGTTTCCGCTGGCATCGTATCCGTTAGCTGACATTAAGTAGAACCTAGATGCGCCAGCGTCAGCCCCCACTCCCTTAAACGTCATTCTGTATTTACCAGATCCTTCCGTGAATCTGTCTGGTGCAATGAGTATCCCCATGCTTCGTACATGGGTTGCGCCGTCTTGGTTAGGATGTAACTCTAAGTCTCCGTCCAAGTCTACGTCAGAGAAGTCGCTCTTGTCGTAGTAAACCCATTGGTTGTAATCAAGTTTCTTATAAGCGTACGAGCCTGCGTCCTTATCATAGCCGAACGAATACTGACCTGCCCCACCAAGCGCGTAAGGAGTTGGTTGCTCGAAGTCCTCAAAAAGCACATCTGCGCCACTAATGCTACTCGCAGTTACGTTTGCGAATTGCTGCGCTGAGTTGCCAGCAGCAGGCGTATAAAACCCTAACCTTGGTAGTTCCCTGTTAGGGGTTGCGTTCATATACCAATAGTCAGAGCCAGAGATCATGTCAGATGCTTCCTGCGTCTCGAAGTCTTCTGCGTAAAGCCTCCACTGATCGACCCCCGATGCCTTATACCTAGCTAAGACCCACCTTGCGTGGTCTACTCCGTAAACGCTGTAGGTGTCGTCGCTCGTATATAACGCGAAGTTTTCTGAGTACCCTGCTTCTAGCCACCAGTCATTTACGGACGTTTGCCCGCGATACTTTAAAGTAACGTAATTGCCAGTCCCATTAAATCTAATAAGTGCAGAGATGGCTTCTGGGACTTCCTCGCCCGTTCCAGACTTCCCTACGCGATGCCATCCTAGTAGTCTCGGATAGTAAGCCTGCAATATCTCGACGTTAGGGTTATCCTCTAACACTGCCGTGATGTATTGCGCCTGCTCGCTATAGTTGCCCGAAGTGTCTAGTGACTTAATAGCGAACCGATACGTTCCCGCAGACAGTAGAGATGTCTCGAAGGGACTAGATACTAAGACCCCATTGTGAAGTGGTGTCATGTTCTGCCATGTAAGAGTTAAGTCGCTACTGTACCGAATCTCATAGCCAGCGATGTCCCGATCTTCTGGCGGGATCCAGTCGAACTGCCTAGTGAAGTCTGACTGTTGCGAGTAAACAAACCCCGTAGGAGCAGATGGAGGCGCAGACTTACCAAGTACTTCATGTTCCTCTCCTGCGCTAGATGGAAACCACACGGAACGCTTTCCGTTAGGATAAACCGCGCGAACCTTTACGAAGTACTGCCCATTGAATTGTGAGTTAGCTGAGTTTACTGGGCTTATGTAGAACGAGTCGTCATCGGTAGCTACTATGGTGAACCCGCCGTCATTCCCCGCTTTGTATGCGATCTCGTAGTGGTGAACGAATGCGTAGTTTGGTTCTGTCCAGTTGGCGTAGATACGTTCTATGATTGTCCCGTCCTTATTAACTAGGATCTCGGAGCTATCCAATGTGAGACCTGTAGGTGCTGGTGCGCTCTCTGGGTCTGGTAAATTTGTAGTCGGAGATGCCTGCGGAGTGTTTACGTCAAACGTATACACAGAGGAATCGTACTCCTCGGCAGTAATTTTAATAGTGTCTATGTCTAATATCTCGACCAGATTAACTCGGAAAAGCTTCCCGTTCGACAGATCTCCAGAGTCCCAGCCAACCGCAGGATGCTTAATTGCTATTACGTCCATCGCCTCTACCGCGATGCCCTTAATGTTGCAGGTGAAAGAAACCTTCCAAGGTAAACGCAACTGCTTTAGTAGGTGCTGCGCCAGTATGTCTGCTCGGATTCTCTCGTTGGTAAAATTTAGAGCTATGTCACTCTGTAGGATTCTCCCGTTATCTTGCGCAAGGAAGTCCGTCCCGCCCGACGATGTGGTAAGCGTAATAGCTTCGTCGTATCGGTTATCCTTATCGAAGAACCTAGTCTGTATGCGGTTCTTTTTTCCACGAGTGCCTGCTCCCGTGATAGTCCAAGCCCCTAAGATATTATCCTCGTCGAACGTAAATACGCTGTTGGCTGGCTTATCAATAACTAGTCTAAACTTATCGTTAGGTGATACTAGTGCGCCCCTACATGATGCCAGCAGATCCCTAAGTACGTTTAGCGACTCTTCCTCTGGGTTTACTGCTCCGTTGCAGGTGTACCGCTTCTGGTTAGGTAAATCGTTGCCCGCAGCATCTCTTAATGTGATCGTCTCGTCGCAGTAGTCAGCCTCAACCATAAACGAGTTTAGGTCGATGTCCTCATAAGGAACTCCGCGCCCGTAAATAGTATTTGTTAAGTAATCTAAAATACAAAGGGCTGGATTCTCCGACCACTCCCATGTCGATTCGTCGCTTGTTCTGTGGGATCCACTCCCGCCCGCGACTGTTCCATCTAAGCGAGGATCGTAGACCTTTTTGCCCTTAACTAATGCGTTAAGCTTTGGTAGCCCTTGCGGGAATACGTCTGTGTCGAACTTTAAGCGAACCCAGATGTAGGCAATGTTCTTCCCGATATGCTCATCTGTCCAGTTTGGTATATTAGCTCTTAGGCTAGCATCTGCTGTGGTTTGCTGCCCTCGGTTTGCTTTGCCATAAGCAACATACCCGCTATAGTAGCTATCATCTATAGACTTCTCGTTAAGTAAAATATCTTCGACTTCTTCGATCTCGCCCTCTGAGACGACCACTATTCGCCACAAGTACTTATTGTCACTACCAGTGATAGCCCTGTATTCAGAACCCCCGATTCTCCGTCTCCCATAAACAACTGGGATAGCGTAGGTGTTCGAGGTGTTGTTTACTTTTAAGCCCTGCTCGAACCGCTCTGGCATTTTGGGCTTCTTCGCAGTAATCTGTCCTATCGCGTAAGATACAACAGATCCAATAATATACTGACCGATAGCGAAGCTACCGATTTTCCATGCTGCGACTGCTTTAACTGCTGCTACTATTGGTGGCATGATAACAAAAGATACTCCGTACTATTCAGCTTTAGGTGTCGGTATAACGTCTTAGCAGGAATAAGTGCTACCTTGCCCCCGATCTCGGCACTAACAAAGTTTCCGCCCACATAGGTATGCGTACACTCCCAGCCGTCCTTAACGCAGTACAGGATGTCCCCGCTGTGTATCTTGCTGACTTCCTCGAATCCTACATCTTTTAAGAATGACAACCCCTCCCCGTTTTGGCAGTGAGACTTAGAACCCTCTTCTGAAAGTAGGTCTTCTCCTCCTTTCTCGTTAAACTGCTCGAACAGATCCGTGTTGTAAATGTGGTCTGTAGTCTTCAGCGCAACAGCGAAGCAGGTGATCTCGCCCCACTTAAAATTCTCCCCGATTAACCCCTCGATGTAATCGGTGCATAAGATGTCGTAGTTATTAGGCTTTCTCATTAGTCATCCTTCCCCCATACCATATCGTCGTCGATATTCCCCCAAAGGCTGAAGAACTCATCGTTAGGGAAGAACGCTTTCTGCTGTGAGTTGTTAGTGTACCTTCCAATCTTCCTGTCGAAGTCTGATAGGTAGTTAGATGCTGTAATCTGAACGACCGATTCTCCCGTGTCTGGGTTGTCTGATATTGTAGGAGAATCTAACCTCCCCTCGAAGATTTTAATTTCGTCGCCTAGCACCTCCCCGTCTTCCATGAAGGCGGTGAATATCTCAACCTTTTGGTCTGTGTAATAATACGATAGGACGTAACTAAAATAAACACTATCTACGCCAGTTAGCGACAAGCGGATGTCTTGTACTTTAATGTCCGACTCCGTTTGAACTGGGCTAATCCCTAGTAAACGACCAAGGGCTACATAAGTATCATCTCCTACATCTATATCAGTATGGTAGTCTGTTACATATATTGTCTGCGTAAATCCCTCTGGGCTTTTGAACGAAAGATTAACCAGATGGGCGATGTCATGCTCATCGGTGTTAGCCAACTCGTTAAGTACACTAGAATCTAGCTGCCTCATTAGATCCTCTCGACGAACTCAATGTTGAAGTTGTAGACCTTGGACGCTGGGATATTCACAGAGAGTAAATCGTTAGACAGTGATACGTTAATCACTGGCTCGAAGTTAATGATTGCATCCTGCACTGCGTCTACTTGTAGCTTTGGGAAAAAGTCTAATGTCAATAACCCTGTAGAATCGGAGCTAGCATCCGAAGTTGCAATGTATGTCTTCTTGCTTCCTGTGATATTGAAGAAGTCTCCCGCTTTGACTGCATCCGTTTCACTGTTAGCGAAATTCTTTAATACTAAAGAAGTGCTGCCCCTAGTTGCCTCTGCATTTAATTCCAACTGCTCGGCTAGGAGCCGTGCTTAATGTCCCACGCGGCTCTTGGTTAGGGAGTGCTATGGTGAAGTCGCCCGCTTGCCCATTCTGGTTCATTAGGAACGCCCAGATAGGCATAAACTCGTCGCGAGTCATCGCTGCGTAATTGAACCTAACCCCGAATCGGTGTGCGCCTCTAGATGTTGTTACTCGCTTTAGAGACTGCGAGGTGCTAACCATTGTAGGCGTAGCCGAGGTGATGTCGTAATCCCTTGGCGCGATGTGCTGCGGATAGTCAGCAGTGTACGTCGAATAATTAGCCATAGATCCCTACCCTCCCTTGTCTATTAAAAGCCTGCTCTACCATGCCAACGATCATATCCTGCCGTTGCTGCATTTGATTGTCAAAGCTGTTAGCGTCTGTTGCGTCTACTTGGAAGTTTACGTTAATCGGAGGCTGCCCGCCCGCTAGTGCATGGTTCGGAACGATTGTCCCAGACGAGCGAGGAACGAAAAGCTCCATGCCCTGTTCCCCGACTAAGTACTGCTTGCCCGCAGTTACTGAACCGCCGTTAGCTCTCGCCCCGTCTACTTGTGGCGTAGTTACGCTGTCTTGGA